AAAAGTACGATGATCCGGCAGATATGCGGTTTGGCAAGACCAAACGCTACATGATCATGCCAAGCAATGGCATGCCGTACACAGTCCACGAAACGCGATGCATTGTGTTTTCTGGCATGCCTGTACCGGCCAGAGTCCGCGACCGCAATGACGGATGGGGCGCAAGCCGACTCCAGCAATGCTACGATCAGATCGTGCGGTACGGTATGTCCCACGTCTGGGCAAATGCGCTGTTAGAGCGGGCGCAACAGGCCGTGCGTGGCATCCCTAATCTTTCCAGCGTATTGCACAGCAAGGGCGGCGAAGATCTGGTAAGGCGCAGGATTGACTTGGTCGATATGGCCCGCTCAATCAATAACACTGTGGTCATTGATGCCGAAGAATCCTACGATCTGAAAAGTACGCCATTTGCCGGGGTGCCGGACATTCTAGACCGCTTCGGCTTGGCACTATCCGCAACTACCGGCATCCCGGAATCATTGCTTTTTGGGCGGCATCAGGGCGGATTGAACAACACCGGACGCGCCGATCTGGAGAACTGGTACGCAAAGATCGGGCAAGAACAAAACACCAAGCTGCTACCGGCCATTGATCGTTTGGTGTCGTTGCAATTGCGCGCAATGGGCAAATACCAGGATGACTACCTGATTAAATTCTGCCCGCTGTCAGTGCCGTCGGCAAATGACAAGTCAGAAACAGACCACCGCAGGGCGCAGACATTTCAGATTCTTTCCGACATCGGCGCACTGGATGCGAGCGAAATCCGCGCCATGCTGCCGGACGAGGGCTACGCAATTGACGATACCGAATTGATGCCCGAAGATGGCGAAGAAGCACCTGAGTAACCCGGACGGCGCAGAGCGCGAATATACGCGCTTGCTGCTGGCGTTTTCGCGCCAATTGGCCAGCGATGTGAATGCTGTTCTTCTTCCGGAACTGGGCGCAATCAAGGCACAATTCGATGATGAGTCACGGAATGACGCATGGACGGATTATCTCGGCCTGCTCATGGCGGATATTGCGGCCAAGTCGTACCGGGCAATCGAGATACTGACTCCGAAGCTGCCGAATCAGTTTGAAGTTGTCAGCAAGCACAACGACCGGCAATTTAAAATGGTAGTCAAGGCCAATACCGGCCTTGATTTACCACCAGTCGCACAGGGCGCGCCACGTTCATTGCTTGGTGTTTCTCCATTCCGCACGGAGCCATACCTCGCGCCGCTAGCCGAAGGTTGGGTGTCCGAGAATACTGCATTGATCAAGTCATTGCCGACAAAGATGCATCCTGAAATCGAGGGGATTATCAGGCGCGGCGTAATGAATGGCGAATCTGTCAAGACGCTTAAAGACAAGATAAAGGACAGATACAACGTTACTGATTACCGCGCCAAACTGATCGCGCAAGATCAAACGCTTAAACTCAATTCCGATTTAACGCGGCTTCGCTTGCAATCAGTTGGCGTTAAGGAGTACATTTGGCGCACGGTTAATGATTCTCGGGTTAGGCCCGATCATGTTGACCGTGAAGGAAAAACATATTCATGGAACAAGCCGCCATCTGGCGGCGAACATCCGGGGCATGAGGTTAGATGCCGATGTTTTGCGGAGCCGATATGGGAATAATTGCGTGTTATAGCGCTTTATATTACAATCCAGCATCATGACGTGTTTACGATACGACCGCGCAACAATCAAGGCAGAAGTAACCGATGAGGGATTCCTTGTCGATTCGCCAATTGTCGGGCGCGTTGGTATCCAGCTATACAAAAACGCGGACGGCACAGTACGCCGCGAATTCAGACCGCCAGAAGAAGTATTCAAGGCCGACTCTCTGAATAGCTTTGTCGGAAAGCCAATTACTGACGGCCATCCGGCAGAAATGGTAAATGCCAAGAATGCTAAAAGTCTTTTGGTCGGAGCAATCCATACCGAGGGCAAACAGGACGGCGATAATGTGGTGGCCGGGATTACCATTCACGATGCTGACATGATTGACAAGATCATGAAAGGTGGCAAGCGTGAATTGTCGCTTGGATACAAAGTAGATATTGAAGAAATTTCTGGCGTGTGGAACGGCCAGGAATATGATGCAATCCAGCGCAATATCCGGATTAATCATCTTGCAATCGTTCCACGAGGCCGCGCAGGTAATGCAAGGCTGAATCTCGATCGGCTTGATGCCGAATCCATAATCACAGGGGAAATTATGCCTGAAAATCTGAGCCGCGTGCGGCTGGACACCGGCCTGGAATATCAGGCCGAGGCCGAAGTTGTGCAAGCATTTGAAAAGATGCGAGCCGATAAGGTAGAAGCCGATGCACACATTGACGAACTGCAAAAGCAGCTTGATTCTGTTTCCGCAGAGCGCGACACGCTGAAATCGCAAGTGGCATCCGCAGACAAAGTGCGAGCCGATGCGCTGGAAGCCGCCCGCGCTGAAATCAAGGCCCGCGCCATTCTGGAGAAATCCGCAGAGGCTTTCAAGATCGACTGCGCCGACAAGTCTGACCGCGAAATTAAAGAGGCGGTTATCAAGTCGAAGCGCGCCGATGCTGATCTGTCCGGCAAGTCGGACGATTACATTAATGCCGCGTTCGATCTGACCGTAGAGCTTAAAGCGGATGAGGCCATGGCCGAACAGCGAAAAGCAGGACGTGCAGATGGCGGCGAACAGAAGCCAGCAAATACTTATCGCAACTTCATGAAACAACTCGGCAAAAAGGAGTAAACCCAGATGAGCCAAACAACTATGAGCCAATACGGGGCGGCAAGCGTTGCCGGGCTGCTTGATGGCGTAGGCCCGCGCAATGTGCGCAGCTATGCAGCCGAGGAAATTATCCCCGTCGGCTTTCCTGTAAAGCTGGGCACTGACCCAGCCAAAGAGGTTTTGAAGGCAACCGCTGGCGCTGGTGTAATCGGATTCTCGATTCACGATCAAGCGCGTGAACAGACATCTGCCGGTGCTGTGCAATACGCGGCCACTGAAACCGTTTCCGTGCTGACGCAGGGACGCATGTGGGTTATGACAGACGATGCTGTTGTCGCCGGGGCAACCGCCAACTTGAAAACGGCATCCGGCACGCTGACCGATGCCGCAGTGACCACCGGCATTGAGGCGTTTACCCAGGTAAGCGTTAAATTCATTACCGCCACTACCGCTGCTGGTCTGGCCCTTGTGGAGATTAAATAATGAGTGAAATGAAATACGACGCAAACGATCTGCGCGCCATTGAAGCCTCTGGCCGGTTTGACGCTAACGAGAGCATGTTCTTTGCCCGCCAGCTTGAGGCGATCAAGGCGCAGACCTACGATGTCAAACGCGCCAATCTGAACGCGCTGCAACTGATGCCGGTATCGACCGATGTGCCAGAAGGCGCGACCACGATCACCTACCGTCAGTATGACACCGTGGGCATGGCAAAGGTCATTGCGAACTACGCAAACGACCTGCCGCGCGCCGATGTGACCGGGAAAGAGTTTACCTCTAACATCCGCTCCATTGGTAACGCCTTCGGCTATAACACGCAGGAAATCCGTTCGGCAATCTTTGCTGGTGTGAATCTGCCTGCGCGCAAAGCCATGGCCGCTACCCGCGCCCATCAGGAAAAGATCAATGCGCTGGCATTCACTGGCGATGCTGATCACGGCTTGCCCGGTCTGATTAGCAACGCCAATGTGCCGGAAGTCACTCTGGCCGCTGACGGTACTGGTTCGTCCAAGACCTTTGCCAGCAAGACTGCCGACAAGATCGTGCGGGATGTCAATTCGCTGATTAACAAGATCATCAGTCAGTCCAAGGGTGTGCATCGTGCAACCGAGGTCTGGATGCCGGTCGAGCAATACGCGCTGATTGCTACCACGCAAAACAGCACAGCCAGCGATACGACAATCCTGCAATTCTTGCAGCAGGTGCATCCTGGCGTTACCTTCCGGCAAGTGGTGGAACTGGACGGCGCTGGCGCTTCTAGTGCTGACCGCATGTACGCAATCGAGAATAGCCGCGATAACTGGGCTATCGAGATTCCGATGATGATGAAGATGTACTCGCCGCAGCAGAAAGGACTGGAATTTGAAGTCCCGGTAGAATCGCGCTTTGGTGGGGTTATCATCGAGTATCCGCTCAGCATGTGTTTCGCGGATGGGGTTTGATATGTGTGGGGCTTCGGCCCCACTTTTTAGGAGTTCAACATGAAGCTGAAAAACATTTCCGCCCGCCCGCATTGGGTTGGTGATGTACTGATTGCGCCAGGCGAAACAAAAGACGTTTCAGACGAATACGCAAACGCGATTAATCGGAATGATCTGGTGGAAGATAAGCCGGTCGAGGCCGAAGAAAAGCCGCGCCGTCAGTACACCAAGCGGGAAGCTGAATAATTTTATGTGGGGCGCAAATGACAGCACTTGAATATTTCCGACTGCTTGCGCCAGAATACGCGGCAACGATCGACGCCACTGTGAATAAGTGGCTGGCGATGGCCGATCTACAGGCGGCAGAAACCTGCTTCACAGATGAACGCGCAGCAATGGCCCAGGCGCTGTATGCCGCGCATTTGCTGGCGCTTTCTGAAGGCGGCGCATCGTCAGGTGGCGCTATCGTGTCTGAGCGTGAAGGCGATCTATCACGTACCTATGCCACGATAAAGGGCGGCGATACGTTGCTTGGTTCCACGTCCTATGGCCAGCAATATATTGACCTGACGCGCCCATGCTTTGGTGTGAACATCATGACGCGGGTCATATGACAGTACAGGACATTGATCGCGGCTGGCAAGCTATCAAGCGTGAAGTTGAAAAGGCGCAAGGCCAGACCGTGGCCGTTGGTATTCTGTCTGGCGCGTCTAATGATGGCGTGAGCATTGCAGAATATGCCACTTACAACGAATACGGCACAAAGCACATTCCGTCGCGGCCATTTATGGCGATGTCTTTTGATGAGGGCAGGCCGGAGATTGATGCAGACTTCAAGCGGCAGGGAGACAAGCTAGTGACTGGCAAAACGACCGCGCAAGCAGCACTGACTATCATCGGCCAGAAACACGTCACGCGGATTAAAAAGACGATCACAGGGCGCAATATTCCTCCTCCACTTTCACCGAAAACCGTTGCGCGCAAAAAAGGCTCCAGCAAAACACTGGTGGACACCGGCGCAATGGTCAATGCAGTGCAGATCGAGCTTAGAAACAAATGAGCACATTCCGCAAGGCCCATTCCGTGTTGCATGAAACCGCAGGAACATACACCAATGGCGTGTGGGTTGGCGGTACGCGCAGCGTTTCATCCGTGCAGATGTCCGCGCAACCGCTCAACTCCGGGCAGGAAATGGAATCATTGCCCGAAGGCAGGCATTTGTCGGAAAGCAAGAAATTCTATTCATCCGTGAAGCTGAAAACAACAGCAGACGGAGAAAACATTCAGCCCGATATTGTGGTGCATGGCGGATATGGCTATGAACTGGTAAGCGCGTTTGATAACCAGTCAGGCGTTATTAGCCACTACAAATACATCGGCATTAAAATATTCCAAGTAAGCACAACAGCCGATTGGACAAACGGAACATTGAAAAGATAATGAGTGAGCAAAGAAGCTTAAATGAATACAATTAAAGGCAAGCTATATGCGCTCATCAAAGCGCAGATCGGATTGGAAACGCTGATCTTCGCTGACCAGAACGCGCCGCGCCCTGCGTTG